TTGTCTTCAGGAACAGTCTTCACAAAATCAATAAGAGTTTTTATATTCTCGGAAAGTCCATCGTCTGCGGTGGTCTTTTCTTTTTTTTCTTCTTCTTTGCCTAATAAATAAGCCACAGAAACATCGAAATAAGTTGCTAACTTCTGTGCTGTGTCCGCATTAACGCCTTTTTTTCTGCCGCTTTTCAAATCTGTCATTAAACTTTTGCTAATTCCTAATTCCCTGCACATTCTTGCACCTTTAATATCACGTTCCTTGCACAAAGAATCTAATCTTTCATATAAAGTCACCATAATTGTCCCCCTAGTTTGCGAAAAAGTACAAATAAAGTACGTTTTTGCGTAATTTTAGTCTTGACAAGTACGTGTTCACTGACTATTATATAAACAGGCGGTACGTGAACACGTATTTCTAATGTATATTGGCACTTACATTATAGTACCTTAAAACGTACTCGTCAATTAAAACGAACGGAAAGGAGTACTTTTATGAATAACAGCAAATTTTCAAACTTTGGTTTGCGTGTTAAAACAGAACTTTTGCGACAAGGCAAAGAACAAAAGTGGCTTGAAGAAGTCGTTTCTGAAAAAACAGGTCTGTATGTTGATGGTGGGTATATGTATAAAATCCTGACAGGTCAACGCAATGCACCAAAGATCGTTGATGCTATTCGTGAAATTTTGGATATTCAGGAATAGCGGAAAGGATAAACCATGAAACCTAATGGAAAAGACCTGCTGGCAACACTGATCAAGCTGCTGGCAGATCAGGAAAATGTGAGGATCAGTTATGAAATTGAATGACAAACTTTGCTGGGACAAGCCGTGCAGCATGAATATTCCAATCTGCTGCTTCGACTGTGAAAAGCATCAGAAATGTCCAGAAGGCTGTGACCAGCTTGGATGCAGAGAAAAGATGAAAGGTGATGAAGATGAACAAGGTGAAATCATTTGCTAAAGAAGCAGGAAAAGTTGTGCTGTTCGGTGTAGGCGTGTGGCTGCCATTTGCACTTCATATTGCAGGGGTGCTGTAATGGCGAACAAACACCTGCCACATGACCTGAAGCAGATGCAAAGTCTGCCGCTGGAAGCAAAGATCATCATGACACAACAGAGAATCCGTCAATGGTATGAACACTGGGATGGCATGGTATATGTCAGCTTTTCAGGCGGTAAGGACAGCACGGTTCTGAAGCACATTGTTGATGGAATGTACGATGATGTTCCTGCACTATTTGTGAACACTGGTCTGGAATATCCAGAAATTCAGAAGTTTGCAATGTCACAGAAAAATGTGGTTACTGTTAGACCGAAAATGCGATTTGATGAAGTGATCAAAAGGCATGGATATCCAGTGATCAGCAAGGATGTGGCACAAACAGTCAAAACTGCGAAATATAACAAGAACACATACAGATACAAGAAATTGCAAGACACTGCAACCGATAAGGATGGCAACAAAAGTCTTTTCAACATGCCGAAATGGTCATTTTTAATGGATGCACCTTTTGACACATCTTCAAAGTGCTGCGATGTCATGAAGAAAAGACCGATCTTGAAATACGAAAAGGAAACTGGAAGGAAGCCATTCATCGGAACGCTGGCATCAGAAAGCAGAAACAGATTGCAGTCATGGATCAGAACTGGATGCAATGCCTTTGAAGCAAAGAAACCAACTTCACAGCCGTTGTCGTTCTGGACTGAACAGGACATCTTGCAATATCTGAAGAAGTACGATGTGCCGTATTGTTCTGTATATGGTGAAATCGTGCCAACCAGTGATGAAGAACAGATTGAAGGTCAGCTGACCACGTTTGACATCCTGAATGATTATCAGGGGACACTGCTGACAACCACTGGCTGCGATAGGACAGGCTGCATCTTCTGTATGTTCGGATGTCACCTTGAAAAAGAACCGAACAGATTTCAGCGACTGAAAGAAACGCACCCACGTCAATATGAATACTGCATAAACGGCGGTGAAATGATTGACGGCAAATGGCAGCCAAACAAAGACGGTCTTGGTCTTGCAAAGGTGCTTGAATACATAGGCGTTGATTATGAATGAAAGGGGTGATTGTTATGGAAATATGTCCATTTGATCCAGCCCGTGAATGGGATAAGCACTGTGAACAGCAGGAAAAAGAACTGGCAAAGCGGCAAAGGTGCAGCGAATGCGATGAACCGATCATGACAGATTATTGTCACTACATAAACGGTGAATACATCTGCAATGACTGCATGGAGCGATACAGGGTGGAAACACCTGTTGAAGATTAAGAAAGGGAAGCTAATGTGTAATGTTTATGATCCTGCATGGGAATTTGACCATCGCAGGGAAGAAAGAAAGGAAAGCAAAATGGAAGGAATGGAAAGAAAAACAGGAACAGTTGATGTGCAGAAAACAGTGACAGGTGATTCATTCATCAAAATTCAGGGCGTAGACAGTGAAGCGGCATTTCAGAGAATGACAATCACTAAAAAAATGCTTGGAGAATATCAGGAAGCTATCAACAGCACGAATACCGTTGATGTTATTGGAAACTTGCAGAAGTTATATGACGATCTGGAAGTGATTGCAAAGGCAATCATCAGGGAAGAACAGCTGTTGATTTCGATAGGTGCTTGATATGAAAAGAGCAGCAATAATTCTGTTGGTCGCTGACCTGATTATGGCGGCGTTCATTGTTGGAATATATTTAGGAAACTGAAAGGAATATGGAAATGATACAACCACCAAGAAGCGGATCAAACGCAATATCATCAGGAATCATGCCAGTTGTTGAACTGACACTTGAAGAATACGATTCTTTGAAAAGAAAAGAATTTGTATTTGATATAGAAAAAGCGAAACTCGAATCAAAGGTGAAAGAAAGTTCATGGTTCGATGAAGATAGAAGGATTTTGTACGGCATACCGACAAAGGAAGAAATGAACGCCGAAGAACTGGCGAAAGCACTGGCGAAAACAATAGAAAGACTGGAAAAGGAAGGTGAAGTGTAGTGGCAACATTATATTCGTTAGTAAAGGAAATCGAAGACTTTGAACTTCAGATTGACGAAGAAACAGGGGAAATCCTGAACTTCGATGAACTGGAAGCCCTTGAACTTGAAAGAGATACAAAGATCGAAAATATTTGCTTGTGGATCAAGAATCTTCGTTCTGATGCTGAAGCATATAAGAAAGAGGAAGAATCATTCAAGAAGAAACGACAGGCGGCTGAAAAACTGGCTGAAAGGCTGACAAGCCGTATTGAATATATGCTGGGTGGCAGCAAATTCAAGACAAACAGGGTTGTGGTAAGCTACCGCAGCAGCAAGCAAGTCAAGGTTGATTCGGTTGATCATATACCTGCTGAATATCTGCGAATCAAGCAGACTGTTGAACCTGACAAAGCAGCTATCAAGAAAGCCATTGAAAGCGGCACTGAAATCAAGGGTTGTAGTTTAGTAGAAAGACAGAATATGTCTATCAAGTAGAAAGGAAGGAAAAATCATGGGTATTCCAGTTATGTTGATCGGGAAATCAGGCAGCGGAAAATCCACAAGTTTGATGAACTTTGACGAAAAAGAATTGTATCTGATCAAGGTGTTAGGAAAGCCGCTTCCGTTCAGGAAGAAGTTTGAAAGCACTTTTGAAACAGATGATTATCAAAGCATTTTGAAGGCACTGGCGAAAACGCAGAAGAAGGCGATTGTCATTGATGATGCTGGCTATCTGATCACAAATCACTTCATGCGTGAACATTCTGCAAAGGGTGCTGGCAATGCTGTCTTCACACTTTATAACGAAATTGCTGATAAGTTCTGGCGTTTAGTCGAATATGTCACAAATAATCTGCCAGCAGATAAGATCGTATACTTCATGATGCACGAAGACAAGAACGATGTAGGAGATATCAAGCCGAAAACAATCGGGAAGCTGCTTGATGAAAAAGTTTGCCTTGAAGGGATGTTCACCATCGTGCTGCGTTGCATGACCAGCGATGGAAAGCATTATTTCAGCACAAAGACAAACGGGGCTGATGTAACAAAAGCACCTATTGATATGTTTGAAGATGAAGAAATCGACAACGATCTGAAGGCAGTTGATACAACAATCAGAAATTTCTACGGGTTAACACCAGAAGAAGGAAAGGAAGAAAATAAATGATTCAGAAACCAAAAGGCTACGATGAAATGCAGGTATATGAAGGACAGGAAAGGCTGCCAGTCGGCGGTTATGTGTTAAAGATTCTTGGAACGAAGGTCGAAGAATACAGCTGGGGAAATGTCCTTGTATTAAGAATAGATGTTGCTGAAGGCGATCACACAGACTTCTATAAGAAGAACTATGAAGCCCAGCAGGAGAATCAGAAATGGAAAGGTACATTCAGGATCAACCTTCCAAAGAACGATGGATCAGAAATGGATCAGTGGTCTATCAGAAAGCTGAAAGCAAGCATGACAGCCATTGAAAAGAGCAATGAAGGCTATGTGTGGAATTGGGATGAAACCAGCCTGAAAGGCAAGCTGGTGGGCGGTCTGTTCGGTAATAAGGAATTTGAATACAACGGCAAACGTGGATTCTTTACAGATTGCAGACTGTTATGCGGTGCTGAAAGAATCAGAAGCGGTGATTTCACAATTCCAGCTGATAAGCTGCTGAATGGCAACACAACAACAAATGATCTGGATATTCCTGAAGGATTTCAGGCAGTAAAAGATGACGACATTCCATTCTAAAGAAAGGCAGGAAAAATGAGCATATACAAACTTGATATAAAAGAATTTATTGCCGAAGTCGGCAGAAACAGCACAGAACATGGCTTCAGGGATGATCCGCTGAAGCCAACAGACCTGATCGCACTGATCCACAGTGAAGTGTCTGAAATGCTGGAAGAATTCAGAAGCGGTCATGAAGCGACTGAAACATATTACAGGGTAGACGGCAAGCCTGAAGGCGTTCCTGCTGAACTGGCTGATGTGGTGATCAGGTGCTTCGATATGGCTGACTATTACGGGATAGACCTTGAAGCGGCAATTATCGAAAAGCATGAATTCAATAAAACCAGACCATACAAGCACGGAAAGAAGTTTTAGGTGAAACATGAATAGTGAAAATTTAGAACTGATGAAACTTAAAGAAGAAGTTAAAAAGCTGAATTTGCAAATCGAGC